TAATCCGAGGTAATCCAAATGTCTTTCGCAGACCTTAAAAAGCAATCCAAACTGGGCTCCCTGACCGCAAAACTGGTCAAGGAAGTCGAAAAAATGAATACTACTAGCGGTTCTTCTTCTGATGACCGTCTTTGGAAACTGGATGTAGACAAGAGCGGCAATGGTTATGCCGTTATCCGTTTCCTCCCTGCACCTAACGGCGAAGACCTGCCGTTCGTCAAACTGTACTCTCACGCCTTCCAAGGTCCTGGTGGTTGGTATATCGAGAATTCTCTGACCACTCTGGGTCAAAAGGATCCTGTGTCCGAGTATAACTCTCAACTGTGGAACAACGGTACTGATGCTGGTAAAGAACTGGCACGTAAGCAGAAGCGTAAACTGACTTATGTTTCAAACATCTACGTTGTGAAGGATCCTGCTAATCCTGAGAACGAAGGTAAAGTCTTCTTGTTCAAGTATGGTAAGAAGATCTTTGACAAACTCACTGCTGCTATGCAACCTGAGTTCGAAGATGAGGAAGCAATTGATCCGTTTGACTTCTGGCAAGGTGCCAACTTCAAACTGAAAGCAAAGAATGTTGCTGGTTATCGCAACTATGATTCTTCTGAGTTTGCTCGTACTTCTCCTCTTCTGGACGATGATGATGCAATGGAAGCAATCTGGAAGAAGCAGTATTCTCTTGCTGAACTCGTTGCCGCCGACCAGTTCAAGTCCTATGACGAACTGAAAAAGCGTCTTGACTCTGTTCTGGGTGGTCGTTCTACCCCTGCTCGTGTCGATGAAGAAGTCGAAGATGAGGATAACTATCGTGGTTCTACCCGCGAGTTGACCGAAGATCTTCGTGACGAACTTTCTTCTCTGAAACCCACTCGCACGGTTGCTGCTACTTCATCCGATGAAGATGAGGATGATGATGCGCTGTCATACTTTGCCCGACTGGCAGAAGACTGATAATATTCGGGGAGGGAAACCTCCCCTTTTTATTAACCTGTAATTTTTGTATTCTCAGTTCTGATTAATTTTTTATCAACATACTGTGAACTCTTTTCATAATACATGATTTTTCTCATGTCATTTAGATATAGTTGCAAATACTCTGGTTTTAATGGGTATATTGATCTCTTATCTTCATTTTTACGAACCTCATATTCATAGTTACTAATTCCAGCAACTGGATTTAATGTTAGATTTTTAGTAGGATCATTAGGATCATAGATTGTAAAATCTTTATCTACAACTTTACCTGCTGGAAGAATTAGTCTCTCTTCCGAATCTTTTACTTCGGTAGTTTCATAAAATTTTATAGTATTTACATTTTCTATTCCATATTTACTTTCAACAAAATTATATAAATCTTTACTACTCAGGGGCCATTGATCTCTAACACTTGTAATATTTGCTGACATCAAGAGAACCCAATCATAGTCCGAACTACCGTAGAGTTCTTCCGCAACAACATCTGGTCTGACACCCTCAGGAATTTGATATTTGTTGAAAAGTGCAACAACATTCTGTAAGTCATCACGAAGTTTTACTCTTCTAAACAAATTTTTAGCACGAACATATTCTAAACTAGAATTTCTAGATGACAGTGGTGATGGATATTCTATGTCTGGTAATTCTCTGAAATAAGACATTAGTAACCTACACCTCCTGCTTTTTCTTGATCTTCTGCATAAATTGGATTGATCTCTTTAAATGTCAATGAAACTTGCATATGAACTGGCGTCGCATTGTGATATGTTGCATATGTTCCAGATCCAGTATAGTTGATTGACATATCTGCCAATGCCATTGGTTTAAATCTATTTAAGAATGGGTGTGGTCCCCCACGACTACGATATTCTAATTGGAAAATTTTAGGAGACTTGATAAACAATCCTCCACTTGTAGTAGTGGAAACTCCACCATTACTTGGAGACATTGATTTTTTTAATACTCTAATAATTTGTTTAACTTCTTCACCTTCTGGAGCATTTCTTGGAGAAAAGTCAAATGTAAATGGAAATGACCTCAAATTTACTCCTTGGAAAAGCAATTCTAAGTTTGAGTTTAGAACTTGACCTGTTGCTCTGGAAATTAATCCTTGAATACTTACGTTTCCACCAAGAGCATTGACAGCAGATGCTGCAATAGCATTATTAATTGCCACTTTAGTTTGTTTATCCATTCCTACAATACTATCTACCATGCTGCCATATGCCTGCTGCATTGCTTTAATTGGATCTTCTTTTGTAGCCTTATTAAATGTTGCAAGTCCAGCAGCTTCCAATGGGTTGATAGTATCATCACCCCAAGTGACTGAGGTGCTGTCTTGTATCGATTGTGGTATTGGTAGACTTATATAATAGAGTGGTTTCTTAGCTTGATATTTTGCCTGAGCAGATTTGTTTGTTATATATGGGTTTTCATTTTTTAACTCAAATCCACCAGGAACAAAATCATATATTTTGATGAGTAAAAAATCAGTCTCCTTATCCATCATTTTCAGTGGATATTTAAAAGTGGATTTTCCAGCACCCTTTGCCCCAGAAGTCACTGCATTTTTGCTTGATGCAGGCTTGGATGTTGCTAAATTAATACCTTGTTGGGCTAATTGAAATCCACTTATGGAGTTTGCCATTTATATCTTTTTGAACTATTTATCCACTAATTTTGAAGTTTGCAAATGGTATCGCTTGCAAGTCTTTTATTTCTGATTGATATACTTCATAAAGAGATCCCGCAACTTCCGACCAAGTGTATTGTCTCATTTGACCCCAATGCATATTCAGACCACGGAATCCCCAAGAAAAAACGTCAGAAACTGCAACTAATGGATTTTGATCATACCTTAATTGAGAAGTTTTAGCATTGTAGACGAAGATATAATATTTTCCTGGTGATGGTTGTGTACCACTTTCAGATACAACTTCTAATATTTCCAACATCAAATCGTCTGGATCTTCTTTTCCAGTTATACCATCTAGAACTGGTCTAATTCTATTTACATTGGTATCAGTATCTGTTGGTCTTTTTGCAGCACGCTGCTCATCAAGTTTTCTTCTTTGTGATTGGAGAAATGTTTCTCTCTTTTCTGCCATTACTTAATACCGAGTTCGTTTTCTGTTAAAACTTTAAACTCCCACATACGATCTTTACAGTATTCTCGTGCTGCTGCCCATTTTGCCTGATTCTTTGCATATTCATATGCCTCACCAAGATATTTCTTTGTTTGTCTCTTAGGTTTAGGTGGGGGAGAACACTGACGTAGTGGTTTTATTTCGATAAGGTATTTTTTAATTCTTCCTGTTGCTTCTTGAACTTTAATATAAAAATCTGGAAAATACCTATGAATTTTATTGTCAACTGGTGAACGATATGGAAGAACTATTTCTTCACTACCCCACTCCAAGACATTCTGATTTGTATCACAATACACCATAAACTTGCGCTCCCAAAGAGAGCGATAAATGATATTGGTTGGATCACCCTTGTATTTTTGAGGATATGAAGGTTTGTATTTTCCTTTATATGACATCTAAATAACTATAATAAAAGATTCATAATAGGTATTTAGAGTGGTTTTTCCTCGCAGAATATCCGATTTCAAACCAATATTTACAAATCTAGCGCAGACATCCCACTATCAGGTGATCTTTGGTGGTTTATCCACCCCCCTAAGATCACAACTTTTGATTCGTGGTATTGATTCCAGATTTATTGGAGAAACTGTTGGATTGTTATGCGATTCTGCCGTTCTTCCAGGAAGTTCTTTTGCAACAGCAGATATTGTTGGTAACTACACGGGAGTTGCAGAAAAGTTTGCACATACTAGAACATTTACTCAAATTGATCTAAGTTTTTATGTTGATAATCAATATAGAACTTTAAAATTCTTTGAGCATTGGATGGAGTTTATGTCTAGTGGATCTAACGCATCTCCTGTAATGGATGGATATCATTATAGAATGCAATATCCATCAGAGTATAAAACAAATACCACAAAGATTATTAAGTTTGATCGAGATTATAATGCCGAACTTGAATATACTTTTTATGGATTGTTTCCACTGACTCTGAACTCAACATCTGTTACTTATGGAAACTCAGAAATTTTAAAGGCGACAGCATCATTCAGTTTTGAAAGATATATTTGTGGACGAACATCTAGTCTTGATATTTTCAAAGGATTTGATCTTAATAAGATCGGTCTAAATCTTAACACTGGTTCGAAACCAGCAACAGATAAAAAATTAGTACCAGTTTCTGCTGGTGCTTGGGGTTCTAATGGAGTTGGTGCTTATGATGGTAACAAGTATAATTCACTTGCAGAAGCAATGAATTCAAATGCTGTGGTAAATATAAGTCAATGGAATAGTGCTGCTTCATCATCTGCTCAACCCAAATAGCGTTCTAAATAAAGTAACTGAATTGATAGGATATTATGCCTTTACCAAAAATTTCAACACCAACATATGAGTTGGAAATTCCTTCCACTGGCAAAAAAGTTAAATATAGACCTTTTCTTGTCAAGGAAGAAAAAGTTTTAATCATTGCGATGGAAAGTGAAGATAGTAAGCAAATCGCAAGTGCCGTTAAAACTGTAATTTCTAATTGCCTTTTGACGAGAGGTGTT